CTTTTCTCTCTTTTTTTTTTTTATAATTACCACCATTCATAATCCCTCATATGATCCTGCCAAGTACCTACAGTCTTAGGGCGATGGTAATCACGATTCAACACATTTAACTTGAGCAACTCACTACGAGAAGGAAACTCATTATGCTCAATCGTATAATTAATTTTCCGCAGATACTTAACATCTTGTTCAAGCCAAACAGGGATATTTTTGGTCAAATAATTCTTACCAACTAAACGCTCCGATATTTCATAAGCACGATTATAAACGAATTGCAAAAAGTAGTAAGAAATTGGATCAATTCCCATGGTATCATATGCTAAACCTATCCACCTAGATAGACTAAGATAAATTGGTGCATCTCGAATTCGAGGAACACCTGCACGCCATTCATACTGATGAAAAGGCCTCCACGGGACCACCTTTGCAATATCAGGTTGAAAAGCTTCAAGGTTAAAATTCGACGAATCTATAAAATATCTCTTTAAATAACTGGGACCGACATAATCACGAGATAAAGTTTCATTATTAATTACCCTTAATCTGGTTATCAAACTACTAAATTCTTTCTTATTCTTCATTTGAATTCCATGACAAGCACTCATATAAACGGCAAATGCGTCAATACTAATATAATCTTTAACAGAACGCGGATATGTCTTGAGAAAATCATCGCCATAAGTGACAATTGCTATCAATCGATAAGCAAGAAGACGCCAAATTTTCTTACGGCGCTTAACTGAAGAATTATCCATAACAGCAAAAACAAACGACAACCAATAAACGACTGAAACAATCCACGAATCACCATGAGATGTCTCTAACGAACCAGATGGCATAACTCCTACCAAAAGCATATAATCCTTAATCCACCTAACTGTTTTACCAGCTAACTGTTCAGCGCAGCTCTCCAAAATATACTGAAAAGCGCGATAATGAGGGTCCGCATCATCACGTTGAACCCAAATCTGAGCGAACATCATATAAAGAACCAGAGGAATAGCAGTTATGGATGTGTCTAAAGATTTAATATCCCCCTCTGCATAAATTTGACTACCCTCACTTATTCGTTCCCAAGTACAACAAACATTGTCAGGAGTATCACCAGGAAGTGATATACGCTTATACTGAGCTCCTCTATCACCATGCAATGCATTATACAGCATATACGCACCCCCTCTAGTCCAAGTGAAACCAATTGATATATTAACAGTCATATTGCGTGCATTGCGGTCACCATAAATACTCATACAATCAGGAAAATATGTACGTTCTGCTTTAACACGCGTCAAGAAAAATTTATGCAACATTGAATCATTAGACAGGAAAAACAACCTAGATTTGAAATACATATCTTTAACAGTAACCCTATCTAACTTATCCAAATCAATAGCACTAAGATTCTGCTCCTTAATAGACATAGTTGTTATAAAAGACTTAATTATTTTCTCATACGGCACTAAGCCATCTCTTGTCTGTTCAATAGCTAAAATATAAGTTTCCAATAGCTCCCGC